CTAAGGGAATTAAACCCTTTAGCTTTCAATAGTGCTAGTAGCACGTAAAACGGTCAGTGACTAGGTGATAATATGTCAGTAGAACAAACCCCCGAAGAAGTCTCAGCAGCAGCACAGGCGGCAACAGACGCAAGCAACGCCGAGTGGCAAGGTAAAATCGATACGCTTATGGCAGACAACGAGCGATTGAGCGCAAAGATTAGCGAATCAAACAAGCATACTAAAGCGGCTGAGACTAAAGCGGCTAAAGAAGAGAAAGAGCGGCTCGAAGCTGCTAGTAATTTTGAGCAGTTATATCGAAGCTCAGAAGAAAGACACGGCGTAGAAAAGGCTGAATGGGAGCTTAAAGACGGCGAGCGAGACAAAAAAGAAGCCAGCGGTATTGAACAGTCAAAAGCAAATGCACTTGCAGAAAGAATGACCAAACACACAGGAAGAGCTAAACAGCTTGCACAAAACCTAAAACCAAGGTATAAGTACACAAGTGAAGGTCTTAAAATTACAGATATTAACGGCAATTTGACTGTGTCAACAGAAGCCGATTTAGAAAGAGAATTTAGAACAAACCCAGACTATGATTTCCTTATAGATGGTGTTGACTCGTCAGGTGGCAGTGCTACCGGAAGCAACAACAGCGGCAGTGCCGGAAATGTTTATACTCGCGCTCAATTTGAAGCGTTAAACCCGGCAGAGCGTATGCGCGTCTCATTAGAGTCTCGTGCAGGTAAAGCCAAAATTGTTGATGAAAGGTAGTAATTAAAATGGCAGAGAACACAATTACAGGTTTAGTACCTGAGATTTACGAAGCGCTTGATATTGTATCAAGAGAGTTAACCGGAATGATTCCGGCGGTGACTCTTAACGCATCCGCAGCAACCGCATCACTAGGTCAGAATATTCGTGTTGACGTAGAGCCGGAAGGCAATCTAGTTGATATTACCCCAGCTATGCAAGTTCCAGAGCCAACAGGACAGACTTCGGGCTTTGTTGACATTCAAATTACTAACAGCAAGGCTGCTGAGTTTGGATTTATCGGCGAGCAGCAGTTAGGCCTTAATTCTGGACCGGGCTACCCATCTGTACGCGCACAAAAGATCGCACAAGCTATCAGAAAAGTAGCCAACGCCGTTGAAATTGATCTTGCTGGCCTGCACGTTGCAATGAGTCGCGCAGTAGGTACAGCGGGAACAACTCCATTCGGTACAGCAAACGACTTCACAGCAGCAGCTCAGGCGCGTCAAGTGCTTAAAGATAATGGCGGTGATATTGATCCACAATTAGTATTTAACACTAATGCCGGTGTCAATATGATTGGTAAACAGTCAGCAGTTAATGCGGCTGGTACTGATACCCTATTGCGTCAAGGTGTTTTGCTTGATGTTGCAGGTATGCCATTGCGCGAATCAGCTCAGATTTTCACACCCGCAGCAGGTACAGGCGCAAATGCTACAACTAACGCCGCAGGTTATGCTATCGGCGCGACTGTTATTACTTTAGCTAGTGCTGGTACAGGTACTATAATTGCTGGTGACGTAATTACTATCGCAGGTCAAAGCTCTCAGTACGTCGTAGCATCAGGTGATGCTGATGTTTCTAACGGCGGTACAATTACACTTGCCGCGCCGGGCTTGCGTATTGCAATCGCTGGAAGCACTACAGCAATAACAGTTGTTGCAGCAGCAGCACGTAATATGTGTTTTGCACGTAGCGCTTTAGTATTGGCTGCACGCTCACCAGCACGACCAGAGGAAGGCGACATGGCTGAGGACGTAATTGTAATTACAGACCCTAGATCAGGCTTATCGATGGAGTTTGCCATGTATAAAGGCTATCGTAAAATACGTTATGAAGTCGCACTAGCCTGGGGCGTGAAGGTAATAAAGCCAGAACACAGCTCAATTTTATTGGGGTGATCAATCGTTGCCGTTGTTGCATAAGTAGCAGCGGCAATAACTAGGTATATATTATGTCTCAAGTATTAGAAACAGTAACAATTTACCGCGACGGTCAGCCGATAGTGATTAACAAATCAGATTTAAAAGATACTGACAAGCAAGCCAAAGAAGCCTCAAAAGATAAACAATTCAATAAAAAGAATCGCTAAAAGCAGGATTATTCTATGTCTTTAATTATTGAAACAGGAACAGGCAAGGCAGACGCACAGAGCTACATAACTGTTGTTGAGCTTTCTGCATATGCAGCGGCGCGAGGTATAACTATTGTAGGCGATCCAAGTCAACTGTTATTACGTGCTATGACTTATCTTGAGACTCGCGACTACACCGGCTCAAAGAATACTAAAGAGCAAGCGCTACAATATCCACGGGTTAATGTTTATATAGATGAGTTTCCAATACTTACAACAGAAATACCTAACATCTTAAAAGATTTACTTGCAGAAGTATCAATCGCAATAGATGGTGATGAAGACCCACTCGCTACTGTTGAGCGTGCTGTTAAGAAAGAAAAAGTAGACGTTATTGAAGTAGAATACCAAGACAACGCAGCTCCCTTTGTTTATAACATGCGAATTAAAGCATTAGAGCGTAAGATCTTAAAAAACACCGGCGGCAATAGCTTTGCAGTGATGCGAGCGTGACATTCTACACTAGGCTAGCGGCTACATCGTCAAGACTGCTAAAGAAGTTCGGGCAGACTGCTACGTGGTCACACGATAACGATGATGGCACTTTTAACCCGGCTACGGGCGTTATGTCAGGCGGAACAACAACGACTTACACGGCATCAGGTGCGCTTTTAGACTTTGACACTAGCCGAGTTGATGGCGACTCAATACGCAGCACAGATAAGCGCTTTATAATTGAAGCGGGTAGTAAGCCGGAATTAAACGACGTAGTGACCGTTGACAGCGTGGCTTATCAGACAGTATCTATACGCGAGACTAATCCAGCAGGTACGCCTGTTATTTACGAGCTACAGCTTAGGAGCTAATATGTCATTTACAGCACAATTACAAGCTTTTACGGATGTAGCGATAGGCAATGTCGAGCAAGTATACCGAGCAACTGCAATAAGCTTGTTTACACGAGTAATACGTAGAACCCCGGTACAGTCAGGTAGACTTCGCGGCAATTGGCAGACAGATATAAGCAGCCCTGCACAAGGTACGCTTGACCGAACAGGCGCAAGTGCTGCAATCAATGAAACTGTAGTAGTTTGTAATCGTGCCGAGCTAAACCAATCAATATATTTTACAAACAATTTGCCTTATGCCGTACCTATTGAAAATGGTAGTAGTACGCAAGCGCCAACCGGAATGCTAAGAGTTACTGTTTTAGAATTTGTTAACGTAGTTAATCAGCAAGCAGCGCAGTTATAATGAGCACATATTTTTTAGATATATCTGCGGCACTAGATAGCAACCTAGCGACATTCGCTGCGGCTAATAGTGTAAGCGTTGCTTATGAAAATATAGATTTTACGCCTACAGTTGGCACGCTATATCTTCGACCTACAATACTACCTGCTAATACGCTGCCGATTGGTGTTAGCTTTAATAGCGCACTTGATCATCTTGGTATTTATCAGATAGATGTTATAGCACCTGTAGATAAAGGCAAGGGCGCAGCAGTTACTATGGCAGACCTTATCGTATCAGCATATCCGCGTGGTGATTTAACGTATAATGGCGTTAAAGTACGAATCAAATCGGCATCGCGTAATGCAGACACGCGAGATGGCGCATACTACATCGTGTCTGTTATAATTACTTATCAATCAATTACAGCGAGTTAATTTATGGCCTTACCAATTACTTTTGACGGTGTTACCGTATCTGTTAGCGCAGATGCCCCCCCAACTTATGACGCTGCCGGTTTTGCCGATGCGTCTGTCTCTTACACAGTGATCGGACAAGTTACTAACTTTCCTGATCGTGGTCGCGTCTATACTGATGTTGCCTACAATTCTTTAGCAGTTCGCGGTACTCGACACATCAAAGGTACGTTTGACGAGCCAGAAGTGCCTATTGAGATTGGCGTAGATCGTACTGATGCGGGTCAAGTTATCTTGAAGACTGCTAGCGACTCAGATAACAGCTTTACTTTCAAATTCGCTTACTCATCGGGTGAGATTGATTTCTTTCAAGGTAAAGTCTTTAGTTTAGCAAGTGCTGGCGGTGACGGTGATACTTTGCGATCAGTTACAGCAAACGTGCGTATTGATCATCAAGGTGTAATTGAGGTAGCAGCTTAATGGATTTATCTACGCTTATATCAAATGATACTGCTGAGTGTGTCATAGTAGACCCAAGGACGGGCAAAGATACCGACATTAAGATTACAGTTTATGCTAATCACACAGCAGAAAGTAAGGCTGCACTAGCAAAAGCCGGTGATATTAGTGACGTTGTAAACTTTGCAAACTATCTAGCAGATGTGACAGTTTCGTGGGTCAATGTAGAGTTAAACGGTAAAGCTTTAGATTGCAACCGTAAAAACGCACTAGACATATACAATCACAAGGGCCAAATTGTAGCAATTCAGGTCGCTAACTTTCTTGGAGCGCAAGAGAGTTTTTTGCCAGAACGCTAAATGATCTTACTCTTTACGCGGATCAAATGGCGTGGCTTAACTCAAGCTCTAAGGGCAGTGATAAACCACGCGGCATGTGTGTTGAGTATGATATGCCTAGCATTGACTACTGTTTATACATAGCTAATATTGCTACAGATTTTGGGTTAAAGTCGGAATGGTCAGAACTACACGCATGGAATACATTAACTAAATCTAATCTAAATCGATTTGAAGTAAAAGCTGTACACTTAATGAGCGTAACCTATCAGAACAGGTACAGCTCGTACAGCAATACAGACAGCCCTAGACCTTACTTAGGCAATGCAAGGCAAGATAGCAACTCTATAAAACAAGCCCTCAGGAATAGACAATGAGCGACGTAGCTAACCTTACAATACAAGTTAACTCCAGCGGTGTCACTCAGGCTACGTCTAACCTCAACTCGCTAGCAAACCAAGGTACGTCAACGACTTCTGTTATGCGTACCTTGGGGGGAGCGATTGCAGCTCTTGGTCTTGTCGGTCTTGGTAGAGATATACTACAAACAAACATAGAGTTTGAAAATCTTAGAACGTCTTTAGTGACTGCAACAGGCAGCGCAGAAGCAGCAGCTCTGGCCTTTGGTAAACTTCAATCATTCGCATCTAGCACACCTTTCTCTGTAAAAGAACTTACAACCGCATTCATAACGCTTAAAAACTTAGGTCTTGACCCAAGCGAAGCAGCTCTTACGTCTTTGGGTAACACTGCTGGGGCTATAGGTAAGCCACTAAGTCAGGCTGTCGAAGCCGTTGCGGATGCAGTCACAGGAGAGTTTGAGCGCCTAAAAGAGTTCGGTATTAAATCAAAGTCTGAGGGCGACCGAGTTACATTTACGTTTAGAGGCGTAGCGACTGAGGTCGGCAAGAATTCAGCAGAAATACAAAAGTTCTTGCTAGATTTAGGTAATGTAGAGTTTGCCGGTGCTAGCGTAAGACAGGCCAATACTTTACAAGGTGCAATATCTAATCTAAAAGATTCATTCGATAACTTTTCGGATGCTTTATTGACCAACGAGGGAAGCGGAAGTCTACAAGGCGCAGTCAGAGCCGCATCAGCATCATTCAATATATTAACTAAAAACGTCGAAACCCTTGGAACTATTGCGGCTGCTATAGGAATTATTATAACAGGCAAGCTTATCGGTCCTTTGATTGCCACAAATGCTAGCTTAGTTATTTTAAGGCTGCAAGCAATACAAAGCTCTATAGCGTTAGCTCAACTCTCAGGAGCATCAGTTGTCGCGTCTGCGTCAATTACTGCGTTAGCGGGTGCGGCGGCTTTAGCAAACAGAACATTAGCATTTTTTGGTGGTCCGGTCGGTATTGCTCTTGCTGCTGCTGCTGCTCTTGTATTCTTTGCAACTAAAGCAAAAGAGGCAACACAAAGCACTGCTGATTTGGCAAAAAACATAAATACACTTACAGTAGAAGCTGCCGGTGTAAGGCTTAAATCTTTAGGCAAGACATTAAAAGAAGCAAGCTTTGATTTTGATAAAGCTGAATTTAAAATACGCAACATACAGCGACAGCTTAACAAGACACCAAACGACACTAGATTACAAGCTGATTTAAAAGGATTCGAAGATAAGCTAACATCTGCACAAAAGAATGTGCAAACACTTAAAACTTTAGAGACTGAATTAACAGCTATCGTTAATGACCCTAACAGAGAAGCAACATTACAAGCGGCTGCGGCTAAACAAATTGCAACGGATAAAGCGATAGTAGAGTCAGCGGCTAAACGTAACGCTGAATTATTAGCACTTAAAAACGCACAGGATAAGCTTGTTTCTCAGTCTGCTAGCTTTTTGCAGTCTATCAAAAGCCCTCTTGAATTATTTAAAGATCAAGAGGCTTTACTAACAAAGTTCTCTAAGACTGTAAATGATGCAACAGGCAAGACGCTAATAACAGACGGACAGCTACAAGAGGGTATCAGGCGTGCGCGTGTAGAGATGGAAGCCCTTATAGCGTCTGCTAGCTTAGAAGATCCTATTGTAAAGTTTAGAGAATTCAATCAAGAGACAAGCGCATCTGAAAGTCTTATTAAGAGCTTACAAACAGCATCAGAAGGTTTTGCTGAATCATTCGCTAATGCTCTTGTCGATGGCGGTACAAGCTTTGAAAACTTCGCTAATGGCATACTCAAGCAACTGCAAAAAATAGCGTTACAGAAAGCATTTGCGCCTATATTTGGCGGCTTTAGTGACATGCTAGGCGGTTTGCTGCCTGTTTCTGGTGCTGACTTTATAGGGCCAGTGCAGCCAAGCTTCAACGGCGGCGGTTTTACTGGTAGCGGTCCTAGATCGGGCGGTGTTGATGGCAGAGGCGGATTTAACGCTATATTGCATCCTAACGAGACAGTTATTGATCACACTAAAGGTCAAAGCATGGGCGGCAACATGAGCGTAGTCGTTAACGTGGACGCGTCAGGGTCAAGCAGTTCAGGTGATGCAGACGGACAAAACTTAGGCAACTTAATTGGTATAGCTGTTAGATCGGTATTGATTGAAGAGAGCAGACCTGGAGGGATACTAGCGTGAGTACATTTACATTTTCGCCAACCTATGGCGCAGCAGAAACTAACACTCCTAAAGTACGTAAAGCACAGTTTGGTGATGGTTATCAACAAAGGGTTGGTGACGGTATTAATCGCACTCCCCGTTTGTGGTCACTAAGCTTTGAAGGTACTAAAACCGACATTGATGCTATTGATTTATTTTTAGAGACTGAGGACGGTATTACATCCTTTGATTGGCAGCCACCAGCAGGCGCAGCCGGTAAATGGATTTGTAGCGAATGGACATCAGCTATTAACCAATATAATAATTGGGTTCTAAGTGCAAACTTTCAGGAAGTGTTCGGAGAATGATTAGCACAGACGTACAAAAGCTAGCTGCTGGCAGTGTTATTGACTTATTTGAGGTTGATGCAACTGCAATCGGCGGCTCTTTGTTGCGATGGGTCAATGATGCTAACAAATTACAATCAGATGTAGTATGGCAGACTAATGTCTACAGTCGCTTTCCTGTCGAAGCTAAGGGATTTTCTCGAAGTGGTAGAGGTACGCAGCCAAGACCAACAATAAAGGTTTCTAATGTCGGCGGTATAGTGGGTGCAATAGTCAGAGATAATGAGGACTTAGTAGGCGCAAAAGTTACAAGGCGCAGAACATTTGTAAAATATTTAGACGCAGCCAACTTTAGCGGTGGCAATGCTCAAGCAGACCCAAACGTATCATTTGTTGATGAGATTTATTACGTAGATCGTAAGGCGTCAGAGAACGGTATCTTTATAGAATTTGAATTAGCCTCAGCGATGGATCTTACAAATGTAAAATTACCTAAGCGACAAGTAACCCAAAACGTATGCGCGTGGCAATACAGAAGCGCAGAGTGCAGCTACACAGGCGGACCAGTGGCAACAATAATGGATATAATTACAACAGACGCAGCTCATGACGTATGCGGGCATCGTGTAGCATCGTGTAAGTTAAGATTCGGTAACAATTCACCGCTCCCTTATGGGGGATTTCAAGGCTCTAATTCGTGATAGATATGCATCAAGAAATAATTAATCACGCTAAAGAATGCTATCCTCGTGAGTCGTGCGGCTTAATTGTCATCGTCAAAGGTCGCAAGATTTACAAGCCTTGTCGCAACATAGCAAGCGGCGTACAGTTTGCGATTCACCCCCAAGATTTTGCAGATGCTGAGGACAGTGGAGTAATTGATACAGTCGTACATAGCCACCCTAATTGCTCGCCTATGCCAAGCCCAGCAGACTTGATAGGTTGTGAGCAGTCGGGTCTAAAATGGCTTATAATGTCATACCCAAGCGGTAACGTTTACGAGTTTGCACCTAGCGGCTATGTTATGCCTTTATATGGTCGATCATTTGAGCATGGTACAGTTGATTGTTTTACTTTTATTCGTGACTACTACAAGCAAGAATTAAATATTGATATGCCTAACTATACTCGTGCAGATAATTGGTGGCTTGCAGGTGAGAATCATTATATTGATAGAGCAAAAGATGCAGGGTTCTACCCAGTAACAGACTTACAGATTAATGATATAATACTCATGCAGGTCGGCAGTAAAGTGCCAAACCACGGCGCGGTGTATGTCGGCGGTAATAAAATAGCACATCATCAAGTAGGCAGGTTATCATCACTTGATGTATTGGGCGGCTGGTACACTAAGATCAAATGCGGAATACTGAGGCATAAATCATCAAAACAGTAATGCTATACGGCGCACTAGGCGCGACATACGGGCGAGTGCATCGATATGATGTAGTCTCACCAGCTCAGGCTATAAAAGCTCTAAGCGTCACAATAAAAGGCTTTAAGCAGTCTTTGATTGACGGTGGGCATTATCGTATTTTAGTAGGTGGTAAATATGAGGTAGGTCTCGATAATTTAGCGGACCCAATGTCAGACCGTGAAACTATTCGCATTGTTCCGGTCATTGCTGGTTCAGAAGGTTTTGGTCAAATTGTTCTAGGTGCTGCATTGTTTGCTTTTGCTGGTCCTTTGGGAGGTTTTATCGGTACAGGATTGGGCTTATCAGTGGCGGCAACAGCTGCACTTACTGGAGCAATAACTAACATTGGTGTTTCTTTAGTGATAGGCGGCGTATCACAAATGCTATTCTCACCGCAAACACAAACACAGTCGGCAGAGCGCGAAGAAAACAAGCCCTCATTTATTTTTAACGGCGCAGTAAATACAACGCGGCAGGGTAATTGCGTGCCCATTTGCTACGGTCGTATGATCGTTGGCTCACAAGTTATCTCTGCCGGGTTAAGCGTGACTGAATTATGATACAAGGCTCAGGTGGTGGCAAAGGTGGCGGCGGTAGTGCAAGAGTAGCACAAGAAGCACCCGACAATTTACAGTCAAAACAATTTGCAAAGTTTATTGATTTAATAAGCGAGGGAGAGATTGTCGGTCTTGTTGACGGCTTAAAGTCTGTATTCTTTGACGGTACACCGATTGAGAATTTAGACGGCTCGTTAAATGTTAAAGGAATTACGCTTAACACAAGACCCGGAACGCAAGCACAAACTCATATGCCGAGCTTTTCGCTTGTTGAGTCAGAGCAAGCCGTAGGTGTAGAGTTTAAAAAAGACGTAAGCTTAGTACGCACTATTAGTAACGCAGAGGTAGACAGTGCTCGTGTTACCTTGTCAGTGCCAAGATTGAGCAGTCAAAATACATCTAACGGCGATGTAAGCGGCACAACTGTACGTATAGCAATTGACTTACAAGACAACGGCGGCGGCTTTGTTGAGCAAATAATATCTACAGCTCCGACAGCTTTGAGCGTTAATAGCTCAGGCGTAGCTTCAAGCTTACAAGAAGACATAGTAAGTGCAGCATTAAATGTAAAGTGGCAAGCATCTAGCTTTGGCTTTCAATCTATATCTTTTCGCGTTGATTTTAGGGCTGTAGGTGCTTCAACATATGCAGCATTAAAAACTGGCAATTTTAGCGGTTCTGGAACTATAGAAAGACTTCGAAATACTGGTGGAGACTCATTTGCAGCTCAAAATCGTGTGAGAAGATTTAACGCAACAGTTAGCAAATCTGTAAATTTTACGCCTAATGTTGTAGATGCTTATGAATTTAGAGTAGTTAAAACAAGCGGTGACGGGTCATTATCAATTAGCGGAACAGGTTCAGAGTTTAAAACATTTGACGATATTACTGGTAAGACTTCTAGCCGTTATCAGCGCGCATACAACATACCACTTACTGGCAATGGCCCTTGGGATCTCAGAGTACGTCGATTGACTAACGACAGCACAAGCGAGGCTTTACAAAATCAAACATTTTGGGACAGCTTCACAGAAATAATCGATGAGAAGTTTAGCTATCCTAACTCGGCATTGATCGGGATATCTGTAGACAGCGAGCTATATAATAAGATCCCTGCAAGAGGCTACGAAATTGAAGGCATGATAATACAAGTGCCATCAAATTATGACGCTCTTGCACGAACTTATGACGGCGTTTGGGACGGTACATTTACTACAGCATACTCAAATAACCCCGCGTGGGTTTTTTATGATATTGTTGTCAACTCAAGATATGGTTTAGGCGACTACGTATCAGCAGATCAAATTGATAAATTTACACTGTTTGAGATTGCACAATACT